AACGAGAATACAGAGGTTGCGCTGCCTCTCCGCAATATCATCAGTATGGTTGCAGCAGCATCTCTTGCTACTTGGGCATACTTTGGTATCATAGAGCGTCTTAACACCATTGAGACTAACATCACTATGATGAAGTCAAATGTGGACCATAACACTGAGTTTCGCATTAAGTGGCCCAGAGGTGAAATGGGTAGTTTGCCAGCAGACTCTGAACAGTTTATGCTAATCGAACACCTCTCACAACAGCTAGACGAATTATCTGTGCAGGCAGATGAAGGTCGATTACCCCACGACCAACAACAGAAACTAACACTGGAGTTCTATGAGAAGCGTATTAGTGCCATAGAAGCCCGTCTTGAAAAGATGAGAAATGGTCACTGAAACCATCACATTGATATTATATCTCTCAGGTCACGTAGCAGAGCATACAGCTTACGAACAGTTATCTAGATGCTTGAAAGCTAAACGCACTATAGAGCGAAACTTATACAAGGATACAGGCACAGTTCGATATTCATGCGAAAACAAAACAGTTGAAATTAGCAAGGGTGCAGACGGTAAAAACTATATTGTAAAGATTGTGGAGTGATTTATGGTTGTAGCAGAGGTATTGACAGGAATCGCTCTCGTAAAGCAGGCCACAGATTTTATTAAGTCTAATATTAACACTGTTAAAGACATCGGTCAGATAACTGGTCACATCGATGACCTGTTTCGCGGAGAACATGAAGCACAAAAAGCCCGTAATAAAAAGGCAGGCATCGACACCTTTAGTGTAAATTCTGTTGCACAAGAGGTTATAGATGCAAAACTTGCGGCTGAAAAGTTACGAGAGGTAGCTGTTCTTGTAGATATGCGATTTGGTCCCGGAACGTGGGCAGGCATCGTCAACGAACGTGCCAAGCGAATACAGGAAGCAAAAGAGGCAGAGAGGAAAAGAAAGATAGAACAGGCTCGTAAAGAACACGAGTTTTGGGAAACAGCAAAAGCAACAGCAATAGCTGTAATTGCAATCGGAGCCATGGCTGCCTGTTTTGTTGTTGTATTGACTTATTCTATCTAGAATTGTATACTAAAGTATTTGGAGAAATTAATGCCCTTACCTAAACTAGCAATAGATGCTTTGTTGTTTAAATATCAAGCGGAGATGAAAGATGCAATGTATGTACTCAGCAATTATCTCAACAATCCGGTCGCTGTGGGAGAGCATCCAGACCTGCTTGAAGAGATGGATAAAGCTATTGATAAATATGCTGAAGCGAATGAAAAGTTTGCTACACTTGTAAAGCTGACTCAGGAGAAAAAAGATGGCACTAAAGAAGAGCCAACGCTCTTTGAAGGCATGGACTAAACAGAAGTGGCGCACCAAAAGTGGTAAGCCGTCGACACAGGGTCCAAAAGCAACCGGGGAGAGATATTTACCTGAGAAAGCCATTAAGTCCCTATCAGCGAAAGAGTACGCCGCAACAACCCGTGCTAAAAGAAAAGCAACTAAGGCAGGTAAACAAGTCTCCAGACAACCCAAAAAGATTGCTAAAAAAGTACGTCGTCATAGAAGAGTGAGTTAGAAATGGCTAGCACATATCTGACATTGGTAAACAACGTGTTACGTGATATGAATGAAGTAGAACTTACTAGTTCGACCTTCACATCTTCTCGTGGTGTGCAGACCACAGTAAAAGATTACATAAATAGAAGCATATCTGACATACTTAATTCTGAACTAAACTGGCCCTTCACTCGTTCTGAAGGGTCGATTGATGTCATAGCAGGTAAGGGGCTATACAGCTACTCATCAATTAGTTCTACGCTGAAATATGTAGACTATGATAACGTATTTCTGCGTCCTAAAAACTTTATAACAAACGGTACGTACGAATCCAGTGGGTCTGCAAGTATATCTGGCTGGACAACTGTAAGCGGGTCACCTGCCGCTAGTTCCAAGTTCGGTAATACACTTCTTCTTACTAACGCTGAAGCCTCGCAAGAAGTTACAGATTTAATAGTAGGCCGTAAGTACGTTGTGCTGGTGCAAACAAGTGGAGCAACTCTCACTTTAGAAATTGGAACTTCTTCTGGTGGTTCACAAACAGCATCTTCTACACTTACTATAAGTAGTGCGAATGAAGTTTTACTTTCTCGATTAGAATTTACAGCTACAGCGACTACTCATCACGTTAGTTTTACAGAGGCATCAGGCAATGCTGCGTTTGTTAAACTTGTAGAACTTAGCGAAAAAGATGTAGAATCCATTGCTCTTAAATACATATCGTTTGAAGAATACACTGAAAAATTTAGAGAGAGAGACGCTGCCATAAATACAGATAAGTTTGCATCTCCTGAGTATGTTTACACAACTTACAATGATGAGATTGGTATTAGCCCAATACCTAAAGACAGCAATCGAACACTTAAGTTTGATTTCTACATAGCGAATACAGACTTATCTGCTGCCACGGATACATCAATCATACCCACACGGTTTGAACCTGTAATTCATGCTCGTGCAAAGTACTACACTAATATGTTTCGTTCGGACGTACAGACAGCGCAGTTTGCACTGAAAGAATATGAAGATGGATTGAAGCGCATGAGAGTAGAGTTACTGAACAGAAAAGATTATATGAGAGCAGTGTAGTATGCCAGATTTAGAACTTCAAGGTGTATCTCCTCTTTCGTTTAATTGCGAAGGGGGTCTTGTGCTAAATAGGTCTACCTTTATTATGCAGCCCGGACAGGCTCTTGAGTTGACTAACTTTGAACCGGATGTTGGCGGGGGATACAAGCGCATATTAGGGTTCAGACCATTTGTAAATCAAATTGTTCCTCAGACAAGTGTTTCTACAGAACAGGTGCTTCTTACTACTCAGTTTAATAATTTTGTATTAGCAGCAAGAGGTGAAAAGATATTTAGCTCTGCAAGCACGGAATTATCTGTTAAAATAGCCAGTGACACTGCCATGTCAGGCTCTGGTATAATTACTGTAGATAGCACAGATGGATTTAGTTCAAGTGGCACTCTGCAAATAAATTCTGAAATATTTACGTACACAGGAAAAACAACACTAACGTTTACTGGTGTAACTAGAGCAACAAGCAGTACGTCAGCCGCTGCTCACGCAGTTAACGATGCAGTGTCTGAAACTTGGACAGTGCGAGATACGGGCAGAACAAATGCTAAACGTTACAACTTTGAAAAGTACAATTTTGATGGCACTGATAAGATTATAGTAGTAGACCAAACAAATGCTCCTACTATATTCAATGCGTCTTTATCAGCATCCGATGTAAGTGAAAGTTCTGTATCTGGGGCAAAGCACGTGGTAGCGTTTAAAGACCACATGTTTTATTCTGGTATGGCATCTACTCCACAAGAGGTAGTATTTAGTCAACCATCGGATGAGGACGCTTTTAATACAGGAAGCGGTGCTGGTAGTTTTTCAGTTGATGATACAATTGTTGGGCTAAAAGTGTTTCGTGAAAATTTGTTCATATTTTGTGAAAACAGAATATTTAAGTTAGGGGGTAGTTCGTCATCTGATTTTGCAGTTGTTCCTGTTACTAGAAACATTGGATGTATCAATGGGTTTACTATTCTTGAATTTGCAGGCGACCTTATATTTTTAGGACCAGACGGACTTCGTACCGTTGCAGGTACGGCACGTATCGGCGACGTGGAATTGGGTACAATAAGTGTAAACGTACAGCAGTTGTTTAGAGATAATCTTACAAATGCTGATGAGTTTGTCTCTTTAGTCATACCTGATAAAACTCAATATCGAATATTCTTTTCAAAAGAAGGGCAGGCAGAAACAGCGTCTATTGGTGTTACTTGTGTTATGAAAGGGCAGACGTTTGAATTTTCTCAATTAAAAGGTATACGTCCTTCGTGTGCGGATACAATTGTAAATGAGGGAGATGTAATCGTTTTACATGGGGGCTTTGATGGGTTTGTGTACAGACAAGAACGTGGTAATACGTTTGATGGTGCGTTAATAAGTGCTAAGTATAGAAGCCCTGATTTAAGTATGGGGGACCCCGGTGTGCGTAAACATATGCAAAGGGTAAATGTAAATTATGCACCAGAGTCTACAATTGATGCTGACTTGTTTGTCAGGTATGATTACGAATCGAACACGTCTACTCGTCCTGCAGCGTACCCTTTAGATAGTACGAATGTTGCAGGTATATATGGGTCATCTATTTATGGCAGTGCTGTGTACGGGGGTCCGTCTCAGCCGATTGTCCGTAAGGCAGTAGAGGGTTCAGGATTTGCAGTAGCACTGCGCGTAGAAGATGGGGCAACTGCCACAGCCCCTTACACATTAAAAGGATTTCAACTAGAGTTTCAAGTGGGAGCAAGAAGGTAAATGGGCGCAAATTATACAAGACAGTCCACGTATGCTGATGGCGATACTATAAATGCTGCTGATACCAACAATGAGTTTGACCAGCTACTAGCTGCGTTTGCGGCAAGTACAGGACATACACACGATGGTACGACAGGAGAAGGTGGGCCAATATCTGCATTGGTCTCTAATGCTATTACCTTTGGCACAGGAGCAGACACAGATATTGCAGTAACCTTTGATGCAAATAGTAATGACGGTGTAGTCACTTGGAAGGAAGACGAAGATTACTTTGAGTTTAGTGACGACATATTACTAGCAACCACAGAAAAAGTGCAATTTCGTGACACTGCAATTCATATAAGTTCAAGCACAGACGGGCAACTGGATATTGTAGCAGACAATGAAGTACAGATTGCTGCAACAACGATAGATATTAATGGTAACGTTGACATATCTGGTACGCTTACAATTGGTAGCGCAGGTATATCTGAAGCAGAGTTAGAGATACTGGATGGTGCTACGGTCACCACCACTGAATTGAACATAATAGATGGCGACACAACCGCATCCTCTACAACAGTAGTAGATGCCGACCGTGTTGTGATGAATGATGATGGCACAATGAAACAGGTGGCGGTTACTGACCTTGCCGCCTATTTTGATGACGAAATTACAGCAATGCCTAATCTGACATCTGTTGGTACTTTAACAACATTGACTGTAGATAACATCGTCATCAACGGTACGAACATAGGACATACCTCTGATACGGACGCCATAGCAATTGCGTCTGATGGTGATGTTACATTTTCTCAAGACGTGGTGATTACAGGAGACCTGACTGTTTCTGGTGATGATATCACTATGGGTACGAACACTGCAGGTAATCTTCTTATCGCAGATGGTACAAACTTTAATTCTGTAGCAGTAGGAAGTTTATCTGAGATAAGCACAGTTGCTAACGACGATGTATTTCTTGCTGTAGATACGTCTGGTGGTGGCCTTAAAAAGATTACAAGAAGTGCGATTGTATCTGGATTAGCTACATCAGGTGCGATATCAAACGTGGTTGAGGATAGTACTCCGCAGTTGGGCGGCGACCTCGATATGAATGGTCAGGATATTGTTACCACATCTAATGCAGACATTGACCTTGCTCCTAATGGCACAGGTAAGGTTGTAGTTAAAGGTAACACTAATCCGGGTACAGTTGTTTTTAATTGTGAGAGTAATAGTCATGGTCAAACAGTTAAATCACAACCACACTCTGCTTCAGTTACAAACGTATTGACTCTTCCGCCGGGGGGTGACCAAGAGATTGTTGGTACGACTGCCACTCAAACACTTACAAATAAAACACTTACTACACCTGTTGTAAATGCTGGCGCACAGTTAAAGAATGGTGCAACAAGTGCTGGCTTTTTAGAGTTTTTTGAAGATAGTGACAACGGCACAAACAAAGTTACACTAATCGGTCCTGCATCTACAGCAGATGTTACTGTGACACTTCCTAGTTCTGCAGGTACGGTGGCACTTACGTCCGACGTAATTGGTAACGTATCTGAGGATTCTACACCTCAACTTGGCGGTGACTTAGATGTTAATGGTAACTCTATTGTTTCTGCCTCTAATGGTAATATAAGCATTACACCAAATGGTTCTGGTAAAGTTATTCTTGATGGTTTGTCTCATCCAACAGCAGATGGTTCTGCTGGGCAGGTTCTAAAAACAGACGGAAGTGGCAATTTATCTTTTGCTACCGTGGCATCAGACCTGTCAGAGGATAGCTCACCGCAACTTGGTGGTAATCTTGATGTTAATGGAAACTCTATTACTTCTGCTAGTAATGGAAATGTGGAAATAGCACCAAACGGAACAGGTGATGTTCATCTTACTACTGATACAGTAAGGGTTGGTGATTTAAATACAAATGCCGTAATAACAACAAATGGCACAGGCGATTTAACATTAAGCACAAATAGCGGAACTAACTCTGGAACTATTCTCATAGCTGATGGTTCAAATGCTGATATTACAATAGACCCAAATGGCACTGGCAATATTCTTATAGGTAACTTTGAGTTTGATGCAGACCAGAGTGTAGGCTCTGGGCAAGATAACTATGTGCTGACCTATGACAACAGCACTGGTCATATCTCTCTGGAAGCAGCGGCTGCGGCTGGTGCGACAGGTGGTGGCGGTGATGAAATATTTTATGAGAACGGTCAGAACGTCACGACAAACTACACAATCACAAACGGTAAAAATGCCATGAGTGCTGGCCCGATAACAATAGACAGCGGTGTAACTGTAACCGTTGGCTCTGGTGAAACTTGGACGGTGGTTTAAATGAGTACATTAAAAGCAGATACAATTGTAGCGTCAAACGGCTCTAGCCCTGTTACGCTGACTAAGCAACAGGCGGCAAAGGCTTGGTTTCACTATGATGGTTCTGGAACAACTTTTGCCGATAGTTTTAATGGGGCTTCTGCAACAGATGATGGTACAGGCACTTACACAATGACTTTTACTTCAGCAATGTCTAACGCAAATTATGCGGTTACGGTGTCTGATGATGATGGTGGAACAACCAGAGCGTTTACTCACGCGAAAACGTATGCAACTGATAGTTTTTCCACTAGAAGTAGTCGTGGAGATACAGGTGCAAACACAGACAAAACAACAGTTGCAACCGCTGTACACGGAGATTTAGCATGAGTACACTTAAAGCAAACGCTCTTATTGGTACAAGCACTGCTGGCTCTATCGCTGTAACAGGTGAAGGTAATAGCACGACAACTAACTTGCAGCAGGGGTTGGCGAAGGGTTGGGTTTCAAAAGCAACCGATAGTTCACAAAGCATTGCAGGGGATACATTTAATACAAGCGGATTTACAGACAGTGGTACTGGAATTAGCGACCACACACTGACCAACGTCATGAGTGCAGACGATTATTGTGTGATGTCTACTGCTCACACAGGCTATCCATATCACGGCAGAGCGCAGTCAACAAGTGTATACAGATTGAGAACAGTAAATAGTTCTGGAAGTTCTGCTGATGGCGTTAAAAATGGTACAGTACATGGGGATTTAGCATAATGGCAGGGAAAATTGTAGCAGACCAACTAGAACACAGCAGTGCAGGGTCGCTTGATACGCAGTTTGTAGTTAAGGGTAGTTCAAAAGCGTATGCAACTATTGACGCTTATCAAACCACTACTGGAACAACTACCTCATTTAACATAAGTTCAACAACGGACGATGGTGCGGGGTTATGGGATTGCTCCTTTACCAATAGCATGAGTGCTGCCACTTACTCCGCAGCAATAGTTGGTACTGGTGGTCAAGATACTGAACAGCTTTTAAGAATACCTCACGTTAGGGCTGGCGTACACACTAATTCAAGTCCATCAGAAATGCTTACATCTAAATGTGGGTTTGTATATAGGTATCTTACTTCAAGTGGAACGATAGGTAACTATGGTTATGCTTATAGTTCGTTTACTCTACATGGAGATTTAGCCTGATGAACATACCTGAATTTAAAGGCACACACTTATGGGATAGACTGTGCTGGGCAAAAGAAAACTTAGAGGGATATCAGTCAGAGTATCGTGTGGTGTACGAAGACAGCATAGACGAGTGTGCCAAGATACTTGTACCTGACCCTAATTGGATGGCTTGTGCATTGCAGGGCGGTATCCTACCCCCGGTCTGGGTATATTGGGAACTTGCAAAGGATGAAGCACAGCCAGACTTCAAGAAGCATACTCGTGGCTATCTGTTGCATGACACAAAACCTGTTGAGGCTATGACAGAAGAGCAAGCCTTAGAGTATCTCATAATGAAAGACTGTCCTCAACACGTTTGGCGGGAATGGAATACAGGCAACAAACCTAAGTTGGTTATTTGCCGCAAAGAACAGTTACCAAGCACTAGAGAGTGGCGCAATGCTTGGAAGATAACTGAGGAACTAACCGTCACTGATTTAGCAGCCTAAGAGGAGAAACCTAATGGCAACAACATACATCGTAGACAAGGACGGAAATCAGATTGATGCTTCTAAGGCTACCGTTCCTTCTGACCGTCACTTCCGTGGTGCATGGTCATTGAGTGGTGAAGTTATATCAGAAGATATAGACGCAGCCAAAGTAATCTTTAAGGACAAAATCCGTGAGGTGCGTAAACCACTGCTTGAGGCAGAAGATGTGGCCTATATGAAAGCATTAGAGACTGACGATGCATCTGCAAAAACTGCTTCTGTAAATAAGAAGAAAGCTCTTCGTGATGCCCCAGCAGCATCTGCAATTACTAATGCAGATACAATTGCAAAGTTGAAGGCAGCTTGGGATACAAGTGTACTTGGGGATAGTCCATACTCATAATAAGGAAGTAGCATATGGCAACAGAAGCAGAAGCGGCGAGAAAAAAAGCTTTTTCGAACTTTGTCACCCGCAAATTCAAGAATAAAAAACAAGAGGATGAGTTTGTAAAAGCTCTTGGAGCCGCGACAAAAGCCGCACAATTTAATAAAAAACAAAACCAACAGTTATCTTACTTTAATAGAGAGATGCAACAACAAATGACAGATGGTGCTAAAAGACGACAAACCCGTGCGATGGCTCAATCTATGGGTGCGATAACAACTGACCAAGACCTCAAGAATGAAATGGGGTCTCTTGCTGCAGGTATGCAAGGTGGCGTACCTCAAATGAACGTTGTGCTGGGAGACCGTAGGCCAGAAGAGGTAATACCTGATTCTGAGAGTGCAGCGTTTGATACGGAGTTGATGGACAGAACAGGCAAGTTCTTAGATACAAGGCCAATCATACAGACAGGCTTTGGCGAAAGAAGAATTGGACAAGACCCATTTAAGAAGGCATCTCGCACAAAAGCTGCTGATGCAAGCGTTGGATTAACTAGAACAGACCCTGAAACAGGTGAAATTTTACGTGACTATAGACGACCTGATTCCGATAGAACAGACCCTGTAACAGGTGAGCCTTTACGTCTGGGTGAAGTTACAGACATAGAGCGTGTTAGAGACCAGCTATTAGCAGAGCGACCTATTACAGGCTATGATGAAGCAGGGCAACCCATTTATGGCAGTGCGATTGATGCCGCTCAAATAACAGGAGACCCTAGTGTTGTTGACCCCACAGGTTTTTCGAAAGGTACTTTATCTACAGGAGCAACAGGCACAGCCCCTTCAGCAGAATTAGATGAAAGGGCCACTGTTAAGTACCAAATGGAAAACCTTTTGAGCAGCATAGAAGAGGGAAAACCTCTTCCTGCTTGGGCTTCTCCTGCCATGCGAAAAGTATCTAGTATCATGCAAGCACGTGGTTTGGGTGCGTCCAGTATGGCTGCAGCCGCTATGACACAGGCTATTATGGAATCTGGTGTGCCGATAGCTGCACGTGATGCACAATCGTACGCAAATCTTCAACTACAAGAATTAAAAGGTGAACAACAAATGGCTTTGCAAAATGCTTTGCAGATTGCAGGCATGGACAAAGCTAATTTGTCTGCACGTCTTCAAGCAGGAGTTACCAACGCACAACTCTTATTGAAAAAAGATACATCAAATATGAGTGCGACACAGCGTTCAAACGAACTCTCATTTAACGCACTTACTCAAGCCATATTTAAAGATGGTGCAGAAGAAAACTTACGAAGTCAAGTCAACGCTAAGAATGACATGCAAGTTGAACAGGTTTATGCTCAACTGGGCGCACAAGTTGAAACAGCCGATGCGAATAGAACAGCGGGAATGGAACAATTTAACGCAGGTGAAGCAAATGCTATGTCACAATTTAATGCACGACGTAGAGATGCGGATGCTCAATTCGATGCAAGAATGTCTTTTGCAATTGAACAAAGTGATGTAGGGTGGAGAAGGGCAGTAAACACAGCCGACACTGCTTTGCAAAACGAAACCAATCGTATTGATACACAAAGATTATTTGATGCTAGTCAAACTGCTTTAGCTACGTTGTGGCAAAAATACAGAGACAACGCCGCATGGAATTTTCAAAAGAGCGAATCCATATTGCAAAGACAACATGAGATTGGTATAATGGCTATGGAATTTTCAAACTCAAAAGAACTGTACGACCAAACACAAAAGGATAATATTGCTTTAGGTGTAGGTAACTGGGTAGCCACATGGTTAGCAGAAAACGGTATACCAGATTTCGCAAGCCCAACAGGAGATGCAGATGAAACTTCTTAAAGCATTAGCACCGATTGCAATAGGAATAGGTGCAGGATATTTTTTAGGTGGTGGGACACTTGGTGGGGCAGCATCATCTGCCGCTGTAAAAGGTTTAGCGTCATCCTTTTTAACAACTACAGGATTTAAACGCAAAGATGGGACTACTCAGTTACCCTTTCAAATGGCTGTTGCACCTCGTCCACGTTCAGTACAAGAGTTAACACGAGGCAGTCCATCACAAGTGCCTGAACAACTTCAACCGATAGAAAGAATGGTACGTGCCAACCCTCAACTTGCAACTGCAATGAGTAATCTGTACCAAAACGCACAAAATCAACAGGTACGAGATATGTTTGCTTCTTTCCAAACAGACGATGTGCAGCCTACGATTAGACAGGGCAGAAGAACCATAGTTACAGAACAGCCTAAAAACATACAGGTAACAGTATAATGGAACAAATGGATAAACGACCCCCTGCTGGAAGTATTGAAGCAAAAGACCCTTTTGCAGCAGCACCAGCAGGACACTCTCTTACGATAGACAACACTCAATGGCCTTGGGGAAAACCCCCAAAACAAGTTGACCCATCTGAGGTTTTAAAAAAGGCGATAGGCTCATTAGAGACACGCAAAGTAAAACAAGAGATGATGAAGTTACTTGCTGTCGGTGTTTCTGTTGAAACTCTGGTCGAGGGATACATACTACAGGCGTTTCATGAGGGTTCGTTTTTACCGGATGTAGGATTGCTTATTAAAGGGCCGTTAGCCATGTACATTGCAAACATGGCAGAGGAAGAGGGCATACCTTATCGTTTCTTTGAAAACGCTGACGAACTTGAAGAAGGTGAGATGGATGATGAAACATTCTTTAACATGATGCAGCAAAATAATCCTGCCATGTTCGAGTACGTTTCAGAGACAGTGAATAGAGGTATACGTGAAGGCAATGCTCCACAGCCTATTAAAGAAGACAGTTTTATGAATATGAAGAAGGGTAAGTAAGATGGGTGTAGGTGCAGCATTAGCTTTGGGTCTTATTCAAGGTTTCACTAGGAACATAGAAAAAGAACAACAAAGCAGACAACTAGACCGTGATACATTACGTAATGCAAATAATTTAATGCTTACTGCTGCGACACAAGGTAAGTTGCATCCTCAAAATGCAGCCGTTATAGGTGCTGCAATTAAAGACGCTCGTGGTGAGTTGGATGCTAAAGAAAGAATTGATATATTTGGCACACGCACAGAGCCGATTAATTTTGATATTACGGAACTTGCACCGCTCTTAAAGTACAATGACCCCAATGCTAAAAAAGCTGATGACCAATTTAAAACAATATTTAAGGTGGGTGGCGACGAGTTTGGTTTGATGTCTAACTTCGTGGAAAGTCCTAATAGCAATTCAGCAAGAGTAGCACTAGCAGAAATTGGTTCTAATATGACCAACCGTGATTTTACGAATATGATTGCAAACAATCAGGAAATGTATGAAAGAATACACGGTGTAGCCACGTCAGCCATTAAGGTAATAAACGGCGCATTTCAAAAAGCTAAATTGCAAGCAACAGAGGGAGCAACGTTTTCAGAACCTACGTTTAATGACCGTGGTCTTCAACCTTTTTTAGACCTTGGCACAAAAATGTACAACCTGCCAAACCTTACCCAAATAAAAAACGCTTCTACCAAAGAGGCTTTTCAAGAGATTACAGGGGAACAAATTGATTCTGTTGTACAAACAGGATTAGGTGATTTTGGTATTAAGCTAGATACAGCAGAAAAAAAACAAGCGATAGTAAAGATAGCTAACCAAATGAAAAAGGGGTCAGATGAAATAGTGCAATTTCTTACGGATACCTTTTTTGAAGATGCTGCAGAATTTGTACCAGAAGATAAAATAGTTTTAGTGGATGGTATGATTAAACTTGGCGCAGAGTTTGAAAAATTAGGTAATATAACTGCGTTAGACCCTGATATTGGTCTTCGCAGACTTGATATAGATAAAGCCGCAGAATTTTATAATGCCATAGAAAGAAATGCAGGGGGTCCAGAAAGCTCTCTTGCACAGCAAATTTACATACTTGCACCTTATATGTCAGGTTCAAAAAAAGAGGGCGGCGGTGTAATAGGTTTTGGAAATACAACTACCGGTATGACAAGACAAACGTACGTTTTAAAACAAACAAGTGGTCAGTTCAAATCGTTTGGAGAAATAGAAGCAGCACGTAATGCTATAGAATTAACAAATGATACGCTGACAGTTTTTCGTCAAAAACGAGCAGAATTAGATGAACCACTTGCTTACAGTGAGCTTAAAAAAGCTGTGAAATTTGTATTTGGTGGTGAGGGTTTTATTGCTTCTGCTGTGAAAGATTTAGGTTTTACAGGCATATATGAAGGTAACACCAACAAAGACAGAACACTACGTGAGGGTGAAAAGTACGTTGATGAAGAATACGTAAAATCTTTAAATGCTAACGTAGAAAAAATAGGTCAAGAAAAGGGTCAAACATACGCTGAGTTAGAAGCTCTACGTGTCACACTGGCTTTCCAAATGGCACGTGCGGCTGACCCATCAGGACGTTTATCTAACCAAGATATTGAACAGCAAATGGTCAAACTAGGCACAGCTTTTGATACACAAAGCATGGCTTTAGCTAAGATTGACGAGATATCAAGAGAGTTTAAAGTCACACAAGATAGACTAGACATTTTAGTGAAATACGGAAAAGGCACGGACATCATCGACCTTAAAGGTCAGGCAATTATTGATGCTGCCATAGCTGTAAATCATTTAAAGATGGAACGTGAACGAATGAACTATCTAGGTATGAATGTTGGTGTTCGTACACAATCTTACGCTGAAATGGACCGCACACCATCAAGTCAGTATCAAGGGGCGTTTATCGTTCTCAATGCAGCAGGTCTTCCTGTTAGAAAAGACAATAAAAACATATTGGTTGACCAAAACGGAAGCGTTCTTTCTCCTGACCAACTCGTACCTATTGCTGAAGAACCTTCTGAAGTGACTTTACCTGACGGTAAAAAATTAGAAGTTGAACCAAAGGCAGAAGAAAAGCCAAAGCCAGATGACCCACCCCCACCAGCAGAGGGTGCGCTGGATGCTACAAAAGAAGAAACAACAGGTGGCAACAATTCTACTGGATGGACTTTAAAAGGTAGACAAGGAAAATGGAAGTACGATAGTAACACACAAACATTCGTACCTTTTCAACAAGCAAGCTAGATAGGATATACTCGTGGCTGAAATGATTCGTCAACCTACTGCAGGATTTGAAACTGACCCCGCACTAGGACAGATTGCACAGGAAATGGTCAGCACCACTGGTGCGCCTGTTCCTAAATTTACTGACATCCTATACGGCGATGTTACACAGATAGGCGGTGAAGAGATACCGCAAGTTACAATTGAGGCAGCAAGAAAAAACCCTAACTCCGAACAGGCACAGTTTATTCGTGACCAGATTGATTTTCAAACCGCTATGCAGCAGTCTCAATCTCGTGGCGTACGAATGGCAGGCACGGTTGTTGACCCTCAAACAGGGATAGTAACTCCCGGTATTCCAAAAGAGTTCGAAGGTAGGCTAACAGAAAAACAAGAAGAAGAGTTAACAGAGTACGGTGGTCGTAGCCTTCGTCTGCAACAGGCTCTTGCCCCTTACATACAGGACAAACGTGTTCGACAAATCATGGCTGACATATACGGAACAGGTCAGTGGACTGTAGAAACAGCACGTGAGACAAATCAGTTTGCTAGTGACGTAGGCGGAACAGTTGTAAATGCTCTGTATTATACGCTTATGATGGGTACGGCTGCAGTGGATGCTGCGTTCGATGAAAATAGAGAGTACAAAGAAGTTTGGGAAACTGACTATAAAAAGGACGCTGTAGAAACTCTTGCACGTTGGAAACAATTCATTGAAACAAACGTTGGTACTACAGACCACGCTAGGTCTGTAAATAAACTTGTCAAGGAAGAGTTTATTAAGAGACACGGGCAACTAGAATACGACAAACTTACTAAGTTACAGATAGGAGATGCCCCTGCTGTTGAGGGGCAACTAATACCTGATGACCTTGGTCAGATTCTTCTTGACTTAGGCACGAGTGAGTTGAGTTTGCCTGAACAGGTATTGAAGCTGTTGTACGAAACTGCTCCCGTCGCTGCTCCTGTTGCTGTGATGCACATAGGGTCAGGTAATAAAAAGCTAAAGAAGGTTGCAGATGCTGCCGAAGTTATGCCTGCGTTGAAGGGCATGGACCCTGTGATGGCGTATCGTATGCTTCGCCTTACCGAATCGAAAACCATGTTCAGCAGGGGTGTTTCTAAAGTTCTTAACAAAGTAGGAGATACCCTAGGCTATAGAGGTTCTATTGGAAACGTGCTTGAGGTTCGCGGATTCAAAGCTGCCACTAAAAAACTAGACGATGAGATTACATCCGTAAGAACAGAACTTGACAACGCAAAGATTGGTGGTGCAAAAGACGCTGAATTAAAACGTTTACAGGTACAACTTGACTCCCTGATGGGTCGTCGTAATCGATTGCGTGTAAAGGGGGGCTTCTTTCTCAAGAATCCATACGCCTTTACATTTGCAGTTGACGAATCGATTATTGCTACAGGGCAAGTAATTGGTACGAATCTCGCTGAACAGTTTGGATACGATAAAGATTTGGGCGGTTTGTTTGGTACGCTTAGTTTTGCGTTTCTTGGTAGACCTGCTGTTAAGCTTCCCGGTAAAACACTTAGTGCAGTAGATAAAGTAGCATTTGGTGGAAGAGGTAGTCAGATTGGTGTTGACATGATTCGTCACATCGAGGACATGGCAAAGATTGTACCTATCATTAAAGACCGTCCTGAACTTGTAAAAGGGTTCTTACGTTCTTCACAGTTTGATTTTATAGAAGCTGAGTTAAATAGAAAATTATTACCATCAGAAATTGCATCATTTCGTTCTGTAGCTGACATCATGAAAAACCTACCTGATGACCAACGCGATACAGTGTTTAATTCTATGGTAGACTACGTTGCCCTGAAGGGACGTTTGGTAAACTCGTATGATGAAGCTGACCGTGCGAGAGCAGACGAACTTCTTACCATGACCTTCGGACAAATTTCTGGACTAGCCCCACTACAAGCGTTGGAAGTTACATCTCTAGGTCGCATGAGAGGACAGAGTTTTAATGATGCTATTAGCGCACAGCTTCAACAGGAACAAGCACTGGTTGCTTTAGACAGAAACATTTCACAGCTTAGAAAGATGTTTGAAGGTAAGTCAGGTGTTGATAGTGAAGATACTATCTTTGCACAGCAGTTTATAGATAACATGGAACGGGCTGCAGACCAGCAGCGCATACAGTTAGGTGAACGCAAGCGTGAGTATCTTGGTTTGCTCCGTGAGTACAAAGACAAGGTGTTAAGCAACCCCTTGGAAGATGTAGACAGTGATGACATTGTTAAACAGCTAGTCGATATGGAGTTGAGTCTGACTCCCGGTGCAATAGGAAATACAGAAGTAGAACGTCAAATCCTGACGCAAACGATAGAGGATGTACAGGTTGCAGCAGCAAAACGATTTAAAAGTTTACAAGGACTTGTGGGTACGCCTGCTCACCGTCGTCTCTTAGGTCAAACTACAGAACTTCTGTACGATGCTCACATTTCTACTCAATATGCAAAAGGTCGCCAAGCGTATAAAATTGCATCTGAGAAGATTGGAGACAAGCGACTAGACATTGCTCCGTTTGTAGAACAGTTCGTACAAACATCTGAGGATATCTCACAGAGAGATTTAGGTGGTTTGTTTGCAGCGGATGCAGACTTCTTTACTGGTCGTTCTGGTAAGATGGCGTTACGTGCGTTCAATGATATGGCTACACGTTCGTTAATTAAGAACTTAGAACTGGATGAGGAAGACTTGTCTGAACTGGTCGAGTACGTTTCTACACGCAAACTTGCAGATGGTAGCGCAAATCCCGACTTTATCGAGGATGTAAACCCTGTCAAGTTGGCCCTACACTTCTCTAAGAAAGAGGGTGCGGAGTTTGCACCGTTCGAAGCAGATGCCTTTGAAGTAGATACAATCTATCGTCACTTCAGAAACAAGGGAGAGTATATCCGCAATGACGCACAGGCAAAACCGTACAAGGATGCTGCACGAGAGATAAACACTCTGATGATGGCAGACAAAGACATTGGCCCTGCTATCAACGAAGCACGTAAAACGTACAAAGCTGAAGTGTTTGATATTGCTCGTCCGGGTACGTATGGTGATAAGCTGGACAAAGCTACAGACAATCCTAGAAAGGAACGCATTGAAGCTGGCGGATATCAACGTGCATACAAGATAGGCCAGTATCCTGAAGAATGGCACAAGGATTTTGCAAAAAATATTGGTAACGCAATAGATGGTAAAGGCGTTCTTCCTGCAGATATACAACTCAGGATGGATGAGATTCAGCAGTTTTGGGCTGACGACTTTATAGACGGGAAGTTTGTTTTTGATTTGACTACAGAAGCAGGCAGAGCAAAATTCTCAGGTCTTCAAGACATGATACGTGCAAACTTACACGAACACTGGATGACATCTCGCTTGGATAAAGCAGCAGGTGACATGATTATGATTGCGGATAGCCCAACAGCAAAACTGTCAGGGTACGATTTTACTGTTACTGAACGCATAAAAGCACTAGAAGAAGTTCTGAACGTACAGGTAATTGAAGAAGTAGGGGACAGCCCTAGTTCGTTTAACTTGTTAGACATGATGGAAATCATGAGTGAACAGAACGAACTTGAAAACTTGATGAAGGTAAACAAGAAGCTGCAAGGTGATTGGAATAAGTTCACAACAAATATAAACAATAGAATTGCAGACGAGGGTGATGCTGCTGTTGACCAAATCAACCTTGACCAGAGGGTTATACGAAAGCTGGAAGAAGCAGCAATAACAACTGACCCACAACAGTTCTACAAAACGTACGTTGAAAACCAAAACGTAATTAAACTGCAAAGTCTTCGTCGGAATTACTTATCTAATTTGGATGCAGATGTGGATATTGAAAAAGCTACACAAGAGTTTGATGATAGTGTTCGTTATCTAATATTTAACGGTTTGTTAGAAACAGCGCAGTCTGCACCTCTTGCAAAACGAACTTTTTCTGGTAACAGTGGCAAGGCTACTATGACTGTCATGAATAATCCAGAGGTTCTTCTAAAGCAGCTTGACAGTGCAAACGTACAAGAGATACTTGAATTAGTTGGCATGGATGCGGACCACGTACGTTTTATGTACGACATGACTGACATGGCTATGAGAGCAGGTGGTGTGGCTGCAATACCGTTTGCACCAAAGGGTCAAATCAGAGGTATCAGCCCTAACGAAATCATCAGCCGTTCGTTTAACATTGCACGGGGTATGGTTAGCCCTACCTACGTTGCAGCAGAGTTTGCGTTTCGTCTGATGCAGCAGAACGGTATGTCCGGTCTGCAACTTGCAGCAGGAAACAAACAGGCTGCAGAAATCATGGTAAAAATGATGGACATACCAGAAGATATATCAGAAGATGATATTCGCACACTAATGTCTATCGCTCAAACATTCATCGTACAAGAGGGATATAGACGCGGTATAACCTTTGCTACAGACTTCTTACCCTCAGAAGATATATCTGCAGCACAAATGCAAATAGGAACAGAGACCAATGAAAACGTACAATAATGGCCCACGCAAAGGCATGATGTATGGTGGCATGACTCGTCGTAAGCCAATGATGTACGGCGGCATGACTACTAAAAAGAAAACCCGCAGGAAAGCCTACGGGGGTGGGATGATGTCTGCGACACAGCCACAGCAAAATCAAATGAGTAACATGACACCTAATCAGATGAACAACATGCAAACACAAATGATGCAAACACCTAAATTAAGAATGGCAGGGGGTGGCAACACAGAGTTTGGCATGTTAAGTGTAAAAGCAGGGATTGACAAGAACCCAAAGCCAACAAAGGCAGATAGAATAGCTGGGGCTACAATGAAGAAATCTAAACGTATGTCCTAGACTTATCCATTACCTCATCACCGACTGTACGCAAGTACCGAATTAGGGATGCTACACTGTGCGAACCTTCGTATTCTGGCATCCCTAAATTCATTTCGCGTTCAAAATCGTCAGGGTTGACGCCATCCCACAGTATCTCTACGTTGCCACTGGTAAGCAGGTTTGCTTCCAGAGAAAATAACTTAGCCTTTTTTTGTGCCATTTGCTTGTCTCAATTCAGATATAGGTACGTTGTAACAATCCGCACGAACCGTATAACCGTTCGCAGGGTCAAGTGAACCTTTCTTCATAAATACAGCTTTATCAAAGTACTCTTTTTTATCTAGCATACCCAAGAACCAACCTATAGAGTAATCCTTGTGTACACGAGTAAAAGCGTACATGTCACATTTTTGTTTTGTATTAAAGTTACTGATGCTGCAATCATAATGTAACTTAGGAACAGCAGAAGTTTGTTTAGTTTTTACTTCTATTTTCTTACCGTCATCTAGAATAATATCATAATCGTACGAATTTTTCCACACGCCACCTAACACAGAAAGTACGATTTGCTCTCCTATAAATCCTGCTATACTACCGCCCCCTCTAAGTATAGAATTGTTTAACAACCCCATCTGACGAGTTTTAGAACGAGCAGCTAAGAGCATCTCATCAGATATTTGAATTTCAATCATACTAAAAGAACTTATCAATCAGTGCGACACACACTTCGTAAGTTCCGTATGCAAACAATCCTATTACACACACCTTTAGAAACTTATTCATACCGTCATCTGACATGCGTTCCCACTCTGGCCTACTCATGCTCTCCCCCTGCTCCTCTACCAAGACCCCCAAAATATTGTGGTCTCTTACGTGCAACTTCAAAAGTAGCTACAGTTATTACTATACCAGCTATAAGTATACTATGCAACAACGCACTAATGCCAAACACAGTTATAGACCCAACGTACATTGAAAATATAATACACCACATCCATGCGAGAAGTTGCATAACAAGGTGTCTGGTGTTTGTGTCTGGTATGTTACGCAGAGGGTTATGTTGACTGTTCATAACCACATTCCAACTATCATGTATGAACTTATTCATCGTACAGAACTCAAATCTACTATCTCACAAGAATCTGCTGTACAAGCTAGCTCACGTGAACCTGTAGTCGTATCTTCTTTTTCAAACTCAGTCAGCTTATTCCAATCAAGAGTAACGTAATCGTACGCTTGCTGCCATTCTAGATAATCTTCACGTTCTATGTCTTGATACGGAGCTTGTTGATAAGTATGCTCACTGTGAGGCAGGAACGAAACACCGGATGCAACGTCAAAGTTTTGATACACCCAAGCACCTACATCCATCCACTCTTCTTCCTTAACAGAAATAGTTACAGATGGCTTGTGTTCACACCAATGCAGGGCGTACGTTTTCCACAACTCTAGTTGCTCTATAGCAGACATATCTGTACGAAGCACTGCACCTAAAGGTGACTGCATAGCAAAACTAAACACGGTGGTTGTGTCAGGCTTCATGACATCAGGTTCATTGTACACTCCTGACTCTTTCATGAATTGAGTAAGAGGGTCAGAGTTACCACCACGAACAGTTCGAATATAATAGTCATTGTGACGAGCATGTATACCACTAGCTGCGTCCACGAGTTGTGACACAGTACCCGACGGCTTTACACAAGTGATTGCAGCAGATTGAGGGATTCCAAGCATCTTTGCATACCTCTGATTCGTTTTGACTGCCTCTTCTTTCATCTTTTCTAACCACCGTTTGCTGTCTACGTTTTTTGACAGAACTGCGTGGTCCATTATACCAGTTAAGGACACGCCTAACAATCTTTCTTCCTCTGTGTTCTTTTTCCATACATTCCTCAGATACTTAAAATCTGTAAGCGTAGACTGTATTGTACCTACAATAGTAGCAATTCTCGTCTTCCTCAGTAAGTCTTCAAGGGTATCACTAGCCCTCACAACGACCTCAGAGAGGTTACAAAACTGATATGGACGCAAGATAATCTCACTACAGGGGTTTGTACCCCACTGATGCCCTGTCTCTCGTCTGCCGTTACGTGCAACCTGTTTGTCTGCAGCTTCACGATTAAAGATACCACGTTCACCAGATTTACTATCGTACAACGCAAGCCATTCACGCATAAACGTACCCATCTCAGGCTTGCCTTTGTATGCGACAGAGTTGTTAGCCAAGGCTCTCTGTCCTTCATTCTCCCACCATTGTCCTGCCTTAGCGTGACGCATCTGGTCATCATTTAAATTACTAAGACTAATAAGAGCAGAGCGTCTTACCCCACCTACGACAACAATCTCCCCAATCTTACACATCAAATCATGACACTCAATTGGAAACAATCTACGGCCTGATGCTTTCTTAAATACTTCTACAGTAAACGTGAACAAGTCCACAAGAGGCTGTGGGCCAGAGGCTCTTCCCCCCATAATCTTTAAGCGTTCTCCAGACGCACGAACTTCTGACACATCCCATGTAGGAATTTGTCCTGCGTACAACAGTGCAATTAACTCTCTGTATGCCTTTGCCCATCCCGGTTTGCTATCTGCAACTTTAATAACGGTTTCAGAGTTATTCATTGCGTCACTAACTACAGGCATCTTATCAACGTTATTACGCTCAACAGAAAATCCTACACCAGTGCCACACATAAGGATGTACATACATTCATCAAACGAACGAGGACTATCTACAGGAATGTACGAACAGTTGTACCCACATACGTTATCTCGTTCTAGTGCAGCCCCAGATGTCATCATGGCTCTCATGCTTGGCATGACTTCTAAACCTAAAATAGCATCATGTATTTCAGAGAGGTCTTTCTTTGGTATATCAAAATTATGCTTGTCTTTAACATGATTTGTCATAAAATTTGTGTAACGATACACAGTTTCATGCCAATCTTCTCTGCGTTCTTCATCCTCAATCCAACGAGCATACCGTGACTTGTGGATAAATTGCTGATACGGGGTGGGTAACATATTGTTCATTATACTTTTTCCTTTTCTATTTCTATTAGTCTTTTAAGGTAGAACTCTGCTTTTTTAAGGTCTTCGAGTCCGTTTTTGTATCTGTACCGCCAGAGGTATTTGAGGATGTTTCCTTGGAGATAGAACTCATAGCCTGAACCCGTCGCCGCTTCGATTGCGTCGAGGCACTCGATACCTGCCTGATTGTAGTGTGGTGGATTGTCGACCATGTTAACATTTGCGTACGCTTCCTTTCCCGCTTGTTCGTTTTCTTCTATCTCTTTCATTATGTTCATGTAGCTTGTCACTGCGTCTCTCCAAAATTTACTTTCACAATGTTGTCTTCTCGCGCAACAATCTTATCTATTGCTTCTTCTTCGTTTTTACTTTCAGGTTTAAAGGACTCTGCCATTGCAATGAAACTAAGACGAGCAATACCAGCATCCCACACACGGTCAAAATCATTCTCCATTAACTCAATCATACCAGACAACATGACCATACCAGCGGGTACGTTTTCTATATTAAAGTCATTTTTTGTTGTGTCATACGCCGTCATAGAAAACGAATCTTCGTCCTCGTAGTTCATAATTAAATAGTACCTGTTAGGTAACAGACTTGCTGCTTCTACTTTCTTCTTTATATCATCACTCATCGTTGTCTGCCTTCCTTAACCATTCGGCTGGTATGTGTTTCTCTGACCAATCAAATCCATGTCGGATGCACCAATCAGCATATGTTGTTTTGCTTCCCCTGTATATCTTATTACGACAATTCATAAAAACGAACCGTATGTCAAGTTCAGGATGCTGCTTTTTTATCAAAATCATCTTCACTCTGTCTGGCTTAGACAACTCGCCTTTTGCCTCAATGTAGATGTCTGTCTCTGGTAGGTAAAAGTCTGGGGTGTACGTTTTGGGGTCAGGTATGTACGTTAGTCGTTTTGTTTCGTACTCGAACGGTATGTTCTTTTCTTTCAAACTACGTGCCAAGCTGAGTTCAAACTGTGACCGGTATCCTGATTTTCTATTTGCAAATTTACGTTTCATATTATTAAATTTATCGAGTTGAGTCTTTGTTTTAGATACCCTGCGAGTTTTGGGGACAGTCTTTGAATAGCATCTAGTTCTTTTGTGAGCGGTGCTAGTGGTACGCAAATGTTTGCTCCCTGATTAGATAGTTGTCGCATCTTTAGTAATTCATTCTCAACGGTACGTGCATCTCGTTCGTACGTTTCTGCACGTAGAAACCCATCTTCAGAGTAATTCTCTCTTAGTGTGATAGGCATACCCTTTTCATGCTGACGAAGAAATACGACACGTCTTTCTCCCCCCGTACCAGAGTGTGCCTCTACATACGCATGATGTAAGTCCTCATTTAAAGCCATGAGGTCTATATCATATTCTCTCATTAAAATGTATGGCATTAGATTTCTTTCTTTTTTAATCTAGTGTACCATGTCTTAGGTGGGTTCTTAGCCTGTGAAGTGACCTTTTCTCGTAGGATTGCATCAGGCCAACAGTGTGCGCGATAACCACAGAAACCACACACACGAGGCAGTATCTTATTCCCCGTCTTAATAATCTGTCCTTGTCTACGATAAGTCTCGTCCTCTGGTTCAAACTTTACAAACGGTGCGTTAGGGTCATTCAGTACCTTTACACGACGCTTTGCTTCTTCTAAGTACTTGTGTTTATCTGTATCGTGCCACTCAGGAACAGGAACTTCAAGTATTTCTCCAGATGACTTGTTTACGACTAGCCAACCACCAAACGGCATATCCATTGCTTCACCATACAGAAAGCCCTGCATGATGTACCCAAACGGGTCTTCATCAAGCAACTTTTCGTACCCACCAATCCACTTATTTTTAAACGCCCAATCACTGGCAGACTTAATATCCCACACCCTGTCAATGCCCATAGAATCGCGCAGGATAAGGTCAAGTGTACCTCTGACTATATACCCATCAAGATGTAAAGAACAACGCTCCTGTGCGCCTCTGATGTCTGCACCAGACTCTCGCAATATTAGCATCACTGCTGCTTCTGTCAGGTCACCAAACAGAAAGCGGAACACAGCATTGTATTCCATATCCTCTTTGATACCATCTCTATCCAGCATCTGCTGACACATGGGACGACCAAGACCAGACATGCGAACGTACCATTCGCGCTTTTCACGTTTTAATTGTTTGGCGGCAGCTTCACGACAGTCTTTTTCAAATTCCTCAAGTGAAGCAGGGGAGACATCAAGTTCCCCCCTGCTTGCTTTATCCAAAAAGTCTTGGATATTAAGCAGCGTCAACATCAGTAAAGTCGTCTGCTAAGTCAAAGTCTCCGCCACCCGTCATATTATTTAACTTAGTAGCTTCACGATTCTGCTCCATCACATAATTATTATGTGCAGATACAGTTTCAGCAAACATACCCATCAGTTGCTTATCAGCCTCAGTTATTGGTACTTCACCGTGCAAAGTCGGTACGGGAATCCAGTAAGTGACACTGCCCTTCTTTGCCTTTGATGTTGCAAGATTAACCATCTGGCGTTGCATCAGCTTCTTTTGACGGGACAGCCCATCAATAAAATCACCAATCGGCTTGTATCCCGAACGTTTAAAGTACGCCACAACAGGCTGGGCATCCAGAGTCACTTCCGTGCCATCTGCAGCGTTAAACGTACCTGACAGTTGACCGTAAATTACCTGATTACAGACGACGGCACGAGAACGCATTTGCGCCTCTTCAGATGCAGTCTCTTCTTCATCACGAGACAAGCGACCACACTTATTCTTTCCTTCCGTATCAGGAAACTCTCCAGATATCGTAGGCTTCTGGACAGACTTACATTTAAAAGCCCCCTCGTCTGCGTCCCACAAACTATATTCGAAAGTACGCAATATAGGACGTAACTGCACAGTAGGAGCGTACAAGAACCTACCGTCCACGTACACCTTCCAATCCCCTCTCGTAAGAGCAAGTCCCTCTTCCGTTTCCATATCGTAGTTTATATTTAGTCGTGGTAGGCCCGTCTGCCTCTGCTGAGTCTGTTGACCAGAAGCTGCCATCAAAGCAGTTTCGTCATCAGAGTTAAACGCTGCTACCAAAGAGTCCAATTCAATATTTACAAGATTTCCCATTCGATTCTCCATTTCCGATTAG